TGGGATCAGCTTTGGTTGATGGCTGGACCATACCCAGCCATTTAATACTATTGTATGTCTCGACCAAATCTGATCCCAGACCACTCAAGCAATATTTGGTTTAATGCCTGCAGGGCTCCCAGAGTGGTCAGGGATCAGGACTGGTGTTTGTGTCGGAGCAACCCAGTTTCTTCCCAGTCTAATCCTACTTGCTTTTTCTGGTGCAAGTCCCATAAGTCAGTTATTATTAAGGCTCATGACTTTGGAGCCATGTATCATATATAATGCTTGACAATCCTATTGTCAAGTGATAATTTTAAATTATGCAAACAAATAACAGAAAGGCATATATGACTACTAAAAAGATAACACTTAACGCAGAAAAGCGAAAAGTTATTGCAGATCAATTTCAATCTTTTTACGAAGATAAAGTAAAAGATAAATTGGTTCAAGCAAAAGAACAATACGACCTTATGAGAGAAAAAGCAAAAGTTGCTATTGAAAAAGTTGTAAGGTTTCATCAACCTCAGGAAGATGTTGATACAATAAGATCAATGATCAAAAAATACAATAGTGCGGGTGGCGAATTGTATGAAGATAATTGTTTTTATGTTCAACGACCAATTACTAAAGTTGATGACGAGGGTCGAGAGTATGTAGCACAAGATGAAGTTCATGTAAGATTTGACATGGGTAGAAATTTTGCAAGAGCATATTATCGTGATGAATTAAAATCAAAAGGTTTAAACCCAGATTTTAAATTATCAATCAATGATGATTACTCAAAAAGAAATCCAAAATATTATAATGATGAAAGCGCAGTAAATAAATATTTGGGTTTTAGTAATTCATCTAACGAAGATCAATCTATACAAAAACCAGTTGACAAGTGGAAAAATGATTTTCAGCTATGGACTATTGGAACATCTTATTGTCATTCAAGACAATTCAAAGTTGATGAAAGCACTTTAGAATTTTTTAAGATGTATCGTGCTAGTGCTGATAATGTAATTAAAGAACATCAAGAGATGTATAGTTATGTTGAGGGCAAAATGAAAACTTTAAGATTAGGTTTAAAATCTTATAGAACATTCGATCAGGCAAAAGCACTTGCAGATAAAGTTGGAGTTGTTTTAAATGAAACAATGATGAACGAAAGTTCTTCAATGGCTCTTTCAATTTATAGCCCAGAAAATTTGGCAAGTTTATTGGAAGATAAAGAGGTTCTTACAAGAGAACAAAAGATTGCTATTGCTAGAAAACAAATGCAACAAAGTGTAAATTAACACTTGACAGGGGCTATCCTATAATATAGGATAGTCCCATAACAGAAAGGCATAAATGACTAAAACATTTTATATAACTTATTGGGCTAACAAGCACAAAAAGCACATAACAAGACAGGGCAAACATGATGAAAAATCTCGTTATGGTGTTGCTAAAAATGGAACTGCGTATTATGTTTATTATGACTTAGACGCACATGGATATAGAACTGCAAGTGGTAGTTGGAAAGTGAGGCACTAATGGCTGACTTAATTGGAAGATTATTAATGATAGTTCTTGGATTTGCGGTATGCATTATTGCGTTTGCAATATCACTAAGAGGGGGCTTTGGTGTTCTGCCGGTGCTTCTTTTCTTTGGTGGTTTCATGACAATCTTTTACTCGGTACCAAGTTATGACTGATTATGTTTGGTGCCATGGTCCAAGTTGCCATATTCATAAAACACAAGACCGGATAAGAGGTGTCAAAGGTTCAAAGGTTTTAAGGACCAGAAAGATTGCGCAGAATAAATGGAACACAAACACAGTTTGGAGTTCTTTTTGTAGTCAAGGTTGTTGGACCGATTTTATGAATGAGCATTGGGCTGAGTTCATGGCGCTACATCCAAGGACCGAGCCGCTGGAAACACCGATTGAAGTAGAGGTAGAAACTAGGACCGATTGGCATGGTCAACCATATGCAACAAAAGTAATAAAAGAGTTGACAACTAATCAGGGATAATATAGGATATATATTATGACATTTAAAATTAAAACAACTAATCCTTTTTCTGGTCAATCAGAAATGTTAACACCAGAAGAACACAAGTTATACTGTGAGATTAAACAAGCAGAATATGACGAGGACTACGACACAGTTCGTAAAGGTCTTTACAAGTTTGGTTTGTTAAATGCTAAAGCATACATGACACTACTAGACTAACTCCCTACATATGAACAACCCCTGGCGCTAACGCGCCAGGGGTCCCGAAACAAATCCAGATATAGATAATAAGTAAGACCCTATCCCCCCTTTGTACATAAAGGGGTCCCACTACTCTAGGTTGTATTGCTTGATTTACAGAGTTATAGCTGGTAAAAACATATTGAACACTTTAAACATAGTGCAAAAAATTTTTTAAAAATTTTAAATGAATTTAGATAATATAGATATAAGTAAACTACCTGCAGATGTGCGTAAAAAATTTAAGCAACTGCAATTACTGCACGCAGAAAAAAAGATACAGAACAAAGCCAAAAATGATTTTATATCTTTTGTAAAATGTATGTG